CTTCGGTACAGGCGGTTAGCCGCTTCGCTAAGATTACCCCTGCCAATGAGCACCTATTCGGTGTCGGCGGCGGTACTGACCTTACCTGTGGATTCGAATACTTCGATAAGAAGCGCAGAGACAAGCCCCGGCTGGTTATCGTAGCCACCGATGGAGAGACCCCTTATCCCCGCAACCCTAATAGTCATGCTTATAAAGTCATCGTACTGCTGACTAAGAACTGCAACAGAAGTAGTTACCCAATACCGGGTAGCTACACAATCATCGAAACATACTAAACAAGGAATAGAAATGACTAAGACTCTCGGAACTATCGTTAGTTGGAAGTCCAACGTCGTACCCCAGGGTACCATCCTCAGTGCGGGTATGTACCCGGCTACCATGGGTCCATCAGACGCGCTACAGCGAGCTATGATGGTGGTACTCAAGAGGCCAAGGCTGAAGAAGCTTAACCTTATTGGCTACGCTATCACCAGCGCAAGCCCAGACGGGGACTACCATATCAAGGTAAAGAACGACATCTCAGTCTACGTTAGCGGACTGACCATTGAGCAGTCCAGCAAGTCTGGTAACCTGCTCAGCCAGGATAAGATGACAGCCATCACTAAGGCTTATCAGTATCTCGTTGGATGCGTTAGCCCTGCTGACCTGACACGCGAGATAGAGAGCTACGTGTACTCAAACCTGAGTATCCGTATGGGTACCCGGTGTGCGCTGGTTACCGACGCCTCAGTACTGGCTACTCTCGAAGGGCTACACAAAGTCGGCGCTGTCCAACTCAGAAAGTATACCCTTGCGTATACTGAGAAGAATAAGCAGCAGGCTATCGAACAGGTAGTGGAGGGGCTCATTAATGAGGCGGCTAAGATTGCCGAAGAACTGGAAGGTAAGCACTCCGGTAAGGCTGATACCAGTCGGCACAAGCGGGCTAACGCTCTTGAGGCCAAGCTGGAACAGTATGAGAAGCTGTTCAATGAGAAGCTGACCAGCGTGTCCACCGCTATTAATCAGGTTCGTGCGGCCTATAGCAAGGGCGTTATCCTCGGCAACGTACAGGATGAGTACCAAGACGCACTCGACGCTATCTGTGGAGGTATCTTGTGATGCTGAGAATGGTACGCTATTACTTCGCAAGTGAGAAGGAAACCATGGATAGTATCCATGAAGCAAGGGAGTTTATCACGGCTCCCCCTTCCGGTCTTAGTGCCGATGAGCACGACCGGGTAGAGGATACTTTACCTCACGACTACAATGCCCGGATGTTCCGGGTAATGGTGGGTTGGAGCTATGCTGAGTTAGCGGAAATCCGCTGGCTCTTAATCGTGCGCAACGCAAGTAGTACCGTCATTGATAAGTGGAAAGGTATCGAGTAAAAAAGTAGGGTAGCCGAAGCTACCCTATGCCTATTCAACAAACGGAGATAAACAAATGGAAATCCAAAAACTGCACAAAGAGTTGGCCGCAGAAGCTCATTCACGCTGCCGGTTCGGTAGTCGGCTCGACCACTGGATGGTGTACCAGGAGGATACCAGTATGATGCTGGTAACTCCTATCGGAGCCCAGGCAATAGTGCCGGCAGTGGAGTTACACAAGCTCCCGGCAACCCGGAAGTATCTACCCGGTAGAATGGTGAAGTTTAATATAGGAGACTATACGTACACCTGCCCCCAGAGCAATATCCAGGGGGGCAACAACTGGGTGCTACTGAGCCCACTGGTACCAGCTAACTACATTGGTAGAGAGCCAAGAGTCTACAATCCGCAGTTAGCGGACTATAACGATAGGCTTATAAAGAAGTATGGGTTGAGAGTGTTCTACCCAGACTCTCAACTCTGGCCCCTGGATTTAGGTATCGTACATAGCTCAGATGCCGGGGTTCCTATCGGGGCCTATGAGCTAAAGAAGATGCTAAAACATATTGACGATAAGATACTGAGGAAAGTATCCAAGATGGTTTCCGACGAGAATACCGAGCGGTTCCATAAGAACACGCTAATAAGATAATAAATCAAAAATAACACCGAGTATATCTGAGCCCCTCTTTCCTTTCACCGGAAATTGGGGCTTGACTTTTGACCTTGAAAATGCTATAGTACAGGTTCAAAGCCGGTAATCCTCCGTAAGTGTACCCGCAGGAAGGTTGACCAATGAGTGAAGTTAGGACGCTCCTAAACATGGGAGCTAAGGTACTACCGCTGTATAGTGTGGTTAATGGAGTATGCAACTGCTCTAAAGGAAAGAACTGCAAAGCACCGGGTAAGCATCCGGCAGTCAGGGGAGGTTGGCGAGCAGCTAACAGTAACCTCTCCAGTATACCTGGTAACAGGAACATAGGGATAGCTACTGGCTCTAAGTCAGGTATAGTTATTGTAGACATCGACCCTCGTAACGGGGGAACACAATCATTTAGTAATATGATTAAGAGTAGGAAGATGCCTCCTACTACCTCAGTAAGCACAGGGGGAGGCGGGCTACACTACTACTTTAGGGTGCAGGTAAACGTACCAAGTAAGGTACTGGCTCCCGGCATAGACTTTCTAAGCACAGGAAAGTTAGCCGTGCTTCCACCAGCTACCCACTTCAGTGGGAAGAAATACCATTGGCTAACCCCGCCGTCTAACGGTATCGCCGCTGCTCCGCAGTGGTTGTTAGACATGGTAATGCTACAGAAGGGGCAGACTAACACAGCCCCACAACACAACCCTACCATTACATCTAAGATAATGAACGGGTTTGCTCCTGGTAGTAGGAACGCTAAGCTTGCCTCTATTGCTGGTACCATGCGCTTGCGTGACATAGACGAGACTACAATCTCTATTGCTATCCACGCTATTAACCAAGCACAATGCAAGCCACCGCTAAGTAAGGGAGAGGTGGATAAGATTGTCCAGTCTATCTGCCGCTACGCCCCAGAGGAGCCACTGACTGATCTGGGTAACGCTCGGAGAGCAGCCAGGGTATTCGGTCAAGACATCAAGTATCTAAAAGAGAAAGGTGAGTGGGCTTTCTATAACGGGCAAGCCTGGGAAGAAGACAACTCCGATTCAGTGATTAGTCAGATGGTCAAGCGGGTACCGGATTTAGTCTACCTGGAAGGTCAAACTAAGAGAGGTAAGCACCGCAAGAAGTACAACGAGTGGGCTGTTAAGAGTCAGTCCGCTGCCGGGTTACGCAACTGCTTAGAGGTGCTAAGGACAGAGCCTTCAGTAGCCTTGTCAGTGGAGAAGCTTAACGGTGACCCGTTTCTATTCAACGCTGCTAATGGTGTGATAGATCTGTCTACTGGCAAACTCTACCAACATGACAAGAGTTACTTACAGACTAAGACTTCTCCTGTAATGTATGAGCCTAAAGCTAAGTGCCCCAACTTCTTAAAGTTCATGGACACTGTGTTCGCCAGTAACCCTAACATGATTAACTACATGCAGAAGGTATTAGGCTGGTCGCTTACTGCTGACGTTAGGCACCAGCAGTTCTATCTTATCCATGGCCCAGGGGCTAACGGTAAGTCTACTATGCTGGAGATCATACGGCACATAGCTGGTGAGTATTGTATGGGGGCTGACTTCGGAACGTTCACTATCAGGAATAAGGGCGCAGCTTCCAGTGATATCGCACGGCTACACGGGGCTCGTATGGTAATAGCGCAGGAAGGTAGGCCGGGTGAAACCTTTAACGAGTCGTTCGTACAGCAATGGACTGGTGGAGATCCTATCATTGCCCGGTTTATGTACCAAGACTTCTTCGAGTTTAAGCCTGTAGGAAAGTTGTGGCTAAGCACTAACCACGCACCACGTATCAGGACTAATGCCATGTGGCGCAGGATCAGGATAATACCTATGAAGGTTGTGATACCCAAGGCTCAGAGAGATCCCCACCTAAAGGATAAGTTACTACAGGAAGCGCCAGGCATACTACAGTGGTTAATCCGTGGAGCTATAGCCGCTAAGGTCACAGGGTTAAACAGTCCAGTCGCAGAGCAGTTAGCAAGAGACGAGTACCGTAACAGGATAGACATTACCTTTACGTTCTTGTCTGCTAAGTGTGTGTTGCATCCGTCACAGAGTACAACCATCGAAGCCATCTACCAAGCCTATAGAAAGTTCTGCGTTAACCGGGGACTAAGGACTATGACACAGCCCGCGTTTATATCTGCTGTAGAAGAACGGGGTTACATCATTGAAGGTACCGCTATTAAGGGAGTGGGGTTAGCATGAGATTCCGTAGATTAAAAGTAGAGATGCTGGAGATTACCGAAACCGTAACTGAGCAAGAGTACGCGGAGTTTTGCGGTGTCCCTAACGCTGGGTTCTCATGTGGTACGTTAAGGGTTAACACCCGTAACGGAAGGTTACAAGGCTACTGCTCAGATGTAATCATCAAGGTAGATCAAGCTGTATTTATTGTGCCGAAAGCTACAGCCCAAAGGATCATTAGCCGTGACAAGTAAAGTAGCGCACAAGGATAGGCGGGTACAAGAACAGATTGCGGATAGGACTAATGCCGCTACTCTGGATAGATTACGTACATGGATAGCTAAGTCTGCTAACTGGAAGCATGAGTTTGTTTTGGGAGAGCACCAGCTTATAATGCTAAGCTTCTCCTTACACATACCCGGTGCTCTGGCTAAGGCACCGTGTGGTAGTGGGAAGACTGCCACTGGTTTAGCTTACATGAACTTCTTAAAGGAAGAAGGGATCTGCAATAGGTTCCTTGTTATCTGCCGTACCTCTGGTATATCTCGGTGGGAAGAAGATAACGTCAAGTGTCTCAAAGGGTACACTACCCACATTCTAAAAGGTCGGACACCGGAAGGTTCATCTATTCAGCACTCGCCAGATGTTATCCACGTCATAAACTGGGCTGTGTTAAAGCACTGGTACTCCACAATCAAAGAGTACCTATGCAGAGAAAAGCTGTGTATAGTCTTCGATGAAGTCCACAATGCTAAAAACTCTAAGCGGTTCAAGACCAGTGTTGGTAACGACGGCAAGAGAAAGTACCAGCCTGTGTACACTCGTAGCTCTTGCGCTGCTTTCCTTAGCCGTAAAGCTACAAGAAGAATAGCGGTGACCGCTACTCCAGTCTATGATACCCCAAGCGATCTGTGGAGTATCTACGATATAGTAGAGCCGGGAATGTGGGGCCGCTCTGACTATGAGTTTAAGCAGCGGTACACGGAAGCAGAGCACACCGGCTATGGTTGGAAGTACAGCGGCACCAAGAGAGAGCGCGAGCTTAGAGGTAGAGGCTCATGGTTTACTGTAGAGATAGAGCCTTCAATGGTCAGCGGCCTACCAGGGTTAAACATCACTAAGCACATCGTACCCAACTCCAAGCCGCAGAAGATGACCAAGGCAGAGATAAAGAAACTCAAGATCAAACCAAGAGAAACCTTAGCGGCCTTAGCTAACAAGGCTGCAAAGCTAAAACTTAAGTATGTAATCCAACACTTGAAAGAGTTAGTAGATGACACACAAGGTCAGTGGTACAAAACTTGTGTGTTCGTTAATCAAAGAGAGCATGTGGATATCTTAGCTAAAGGCATAAAAGATTGCGGAGTTAAAGTCTACCACGCCCACGGTGGGACACCGATAGATAAGAGAGACGAGATACTTAAAGAATACTACAACACTACTGACAGCGCAATACTCATTGGTACCGGGCAAGCATGGGGTGAGTCTGGAGATATCCAGTGTGTTAACAGAGGCATCATCGTAACTATACCTTGGTCCCCCACAGAAGTAGAGCAGTGGGTGGGAAGATGGAACCGTAAGAACCCAGCACCTAACGTTGTGTCTGGGGTAGACGTAGAGTTTATGGTTCTGGAGAATAGCTATGATGAACGAATCCTCGACATACAATCCAGTAAGCTGGAAGCCTTAGAGGCTTTAGGGCACAAGGGAGCATCTAATGTACTTGACTCACTCGACGGGGATAACGGAGAGCAGTCCTTACTGGATGCAATTGGAGGGTTCCTTGACTGAGCTACTGTTAGCTATTCTGCTGGTAGCCACTATAACTTCTCTCTTAGAGGATAGATTACGATGAGGTTCTTAGATTTATTCTCGGGTATCGGTGGCGCTTCTATGGGTATCGAGTGGGCAGGGCACGAAGTTGTCGGTGCCTATGATAACGATCCTAAAGCTGTAGAAGTCTACAACGAGAACAACGACTGGTCACAGTCTTTAGAGGTAGACTTAAACGCTTTCGATGACTTCCCAGAGGCCGACGCTATCTGGAGTAGCTTCCCATACCGAGTGTTCAGTAGAGCTAAGGCGCCGTCTAAGCTGCTTAACCCTGAGAAGAATGGGTGGTTTGCTACAGAGAAAGCCATCGACATAGTAAAACCCAGAGTAGTTATTCTGGAGAACATCAAGAGTACACTCTACCATAAGAGTAAGTGTAACGCTGCTTGCTCTGGTTGCTTCTTCGCCAGTAGAATACTTCCCTTTCTCCGCTACAGATATAAGCATGTAGCTCACCGTATCATAAACTCTGCTGATTTTGGAGAGCCACAAGTGAGGAGAAGGCTATTTGTAGTAGCAGCGGACTACCCAATAGTTTGGCCTAAGCCTACTCACTCAGCGGAAGCTCTATGGTTTAGCCAGTTCAGCTCCGGTGAGTATTGGAAAGAGCACAGTATCCCACCCACAGGTAAGTCCCATAAGACCCACCAACCAGATACTAAAAAGAGATGGAGGACAATACGTGATACCATCTACGATAATACTATGCACAACTTAAACGATCCTCCCGAATACGCTAACGAATACTATTTAGATAAGCCTGCCCCTACTTTAACGCCTACGGAAGTTAAAGGTACCCGAGGAAGGCACATGTATAACAGTTATGGTAACGCAAAACCTGATAGAGTATCAGACTATTTCTGGCTTGCAGGATGGAAAAGACGTGTTACATTGCCTGAAGCTCTAAGATTGCAAGGGTTCCCAGGGGAGTTTAAACTGATAGGGACTAAAGCTCAGCAATACAAACAGATAGGAAACTCAGTAGTGCCTACAGTAGTAGAGAATATAGTGCGAGCCGCATGTAATAAACAACTATGGAAGGAGAAAGCAACGTGGAGTTAATAGCTAAAGAAGATATGAAGCTGGTAACTAAGGCTACAGATCAAGGTGAGATTATCATAGGTGGCCCGTCTTCGTGGTCAAGTCACCACGTTAACGACTGGTTGTTCTGTCCATACTACGGAGCCACAGCGAGCAAAGGATTCAAGACTAATAGGGCTATGGAAATAGGTACAGCAGTCCATGCTGCACTTGCACAGCACTACGCTAAAAGAATGTATAGAGAGCGCGGTCAAGATCCTGATAAGATAGCGCCGTGGGACGCTGCCGTAATAGAGGAACACAAAAGCTTTGGTGTGTTAACTCTAAGCGAGGCTCTGCATTTCGGAGAGCAAGCGTGGAGTTACCTCGTAGATAACGATAACATCTTCGGTGAGGTTATTGGGGTAGAGTACGAAATGAAGTACGACCTTCAAAACGGAAAGTTCTACACCCAAAAAGCTGACCTTATCACCGAGTTTGATGGGCTGGTATTCATCATAGACCACAAAACTAAAGCTGCTTTCTCCAGGTTTAAGTACCATGGGCAGTTTCAAATGATAGGATACAACGCTTTAGGCAAACACATTTGGGGGGATAAGTTTGGGGGTGTGCTGGTTAACGAGTTTGTAGTGGGGGACTCTACTTTTGCCAGTCAGTATACCCCTATCTGCTCAGAGACTATTATCAATAACCACTGGAACCGAGTTAGATTATCTTGGTTGCATCGGGAAACATATCAACACGCAAAGTTAGAGTACATACCGAAAGCACCGTTGAACGCCGACAATACGCCATGTCGATGGTGCCGGGAGAAGGAGGCTTGCTACCCCCGCTGAAAAGGCAGGTTGAACGCCGACAATAAAGTGGTTGACTTTTTCAAGGTGATTTGATACATTAAGGTATGTCCAATGGGGCATGAGGGAGCATCATCAGTGACACCAAAGGGTAGCTACTGTTTCTATGGATTAGGTGGTACGGGTAAATCTTCTGCAATGGCGCTGCTAATCTCCATCCTCGGTGGAGTTATCTTGCAGTACCAGGAAGACGGTACAACTCCAGCCACTAAACTCTATGGAGTACAGAGCGACACAAGAATACAAGTAAGCAATCTAAAAGATATCATCACTAACTTACGTAAGATTAAATCTGGTAACGTAATGATCGATGATGTTAGCTTAGCCTTCGCTGCGTCTAAGTCTTCTATGGCTACGGATGCACATGTCTGGCTTAAGCTGGATGCGCTTATCCTACAAATCGGTAAAGAGATTCAGCGCATTGAGCGTACCGGTCTGGTTCTTATGACCGGCCATGAATCACCACCAAGACAGATTAAAGGTATCGACGGCAACGAGAAAGAGTATCGAGGTGGATTAGCTCTTGCTGGTAAGATGGGTGAGTATCTGGGATCTATGATGAAAGTCATTGCCCGTGTAGATACTGACGATTACAAGCACTACCCTAACTGGAAGTATTGTCTTAACATCGGAGATGTAAACTGGCAGGGTAGAGATAGAGACACGGTACTGACTACTACTGCTCCGCTATACTTACCCGGTATTCTTAGGCACTCCGGGTATACTATTCCAGAGCCAGACGGATTCAAAGATATAACAGAGGAGGTGGCTACTAAGTTTTGTAGCAAACAAGGGAGAGGTTATCGTAAAAACATAGCAGACATACTAATCACCAAGTACGGACAGCAAACCGCCAGAATGATTATAGGTGAGATTGTCTCGCTTAACTGGCACATCAACAACAAAAGCAAGAATAACTTGCTGGCATTCTAAAAAGAGTAAAACCAAATGAGTACAATCTTCGACTTCGATACCGTCAGCTTCTCTACCGCAGAGATCGGATTCCCAGAGGTTAGCGGGGCTTACCCTTCGTTCCTTCGTGGCTTTAAGGTCACGGGTTCTGGTTCTGATATGGTCATCAATCTCTATGTTGCTATGGAGAAGAACATGTCCACCCCTATCCGTATCAGCATGGATAAGGTTGCGTGGCTCCTGGCTTCCTTCCTTCGTGCTTGCGGAGTTTCTGTTAGCGGTCAGATCGACGTGGCTAAGGAGCTGGAGAACATTCAGAACACTCCCCTGTTCTTCCGTGTTCAGTACACTGCCGGTACCAAGGACGAGAACGACAGTTGGGTTAACTGGCCTCGATACAAGTTCTACCGTGCTACTGACGCAGATAACGATGCTGTTGATCAGATCAAGCAGGCAGAGAACGGCGACGATGATTCCCAGCTTGCGGCTGATAGCCCCTTTTAGTCTCTAAGGTAGAGGCTTCCCCCGGTAACAAGTAAGAGTCTGGCAGAGAGCTTTCTTAGTTACCGGGGTTTTTTGGGGTTATAGCTCAGTTGGTAGAGCAGTGGCCTTTTAAGCCAACGGTCCAGGGTTCGAGTCCCTGTGACCCCATTACATACGAGAATACAAATGCACGATAAAATCTTAGAACTAATAAAGACAAAAGAACCAGCTAACATATCTCAAGTGGCTGAGCTAATCTTATCTCTTGGGGAGCCGTGGGGCTCTAAGTTTGTGCAATCGCATAGTCTCTATAACTTAGAGAATAAAATGTATAAGTACAAAGACTTCATACTGCTCAAAGATTCTGATATGTGCCTGCTGCTGACGCCTTGGGTTTCTTACGCGGCATTAACATTTTCGGATTTCAGTAAATGGAACGGGTGGTACCACTACATAAACAACAGCGAGATTCTATTCAAAGACGAACACAGTAAAACATACGGACCCCTATTCACTTCCGGCGGTCCAAGATCGTTGCTCGGATTACTCCAGCAACTAAACAAAACAATCAAACTAAGTAAGAGGCGAGCATGTCCCAAGGACTAACCGAAGGTAACGTAGAGATTATTGAATGGATGCTAAATCTGACAAAGCAGACAAGCACTTCAGGTAGAATGGCTTTTAGACTCCGAAAAGCCGTAGCTAAGGGTATCCTGATTGACGCTGACGAATACTACGAGCTTTCAGAGCGTTGGCTGAACCGGTATATCTTTACCAACTCTCAGCACTCTAAAGTCTCCAGAATGATGAAGGTGACAGGAGGCAAATTAGACCGCCCAACTAACCCCAAGAAGGGTAAAGGTTGGCAATTCTCTAACGTGGCTCAGGCAAAAAAAGCAGAAGCGTACTTAGCACGAGATGTTGGCGTCAAGGCTAACCGATACGGTACTCTTATCACATCAGTGGTACCCCACTAACTAACAGCTACAGTATATAAAGAGGTGGGGCATGAGGTCAGAAACAGAGCCACTTTATATACTGTAGCGTTTTGCGCCCTTAGCTCAGTTGGATAGAGCAACGGCCTTCTAAGCCGTGGGTCATAGGTTCGATTCCTATAGGGCGTATTGTGGGGAGTACAGACCAGAGAGATAGTGGGTAAGTCTTCCGAGCAGTAAGCTATCTCGTGGTTGCGTAAGCGTGCAGTATCTATAAGGTAATGCATAGGCTGTACTCAGGTAGGGAAGTTGGGAACCCTACCATCTTATAGGCTCTTAGCTCAGTTGGTTAGAGCACCCCGCTCATAACGGGTTGGTCCTGGGTTCAAGTCCCAGAGAGCCTACTACCAGCCGGAATGGTGGAATAGGTAGACACAAGAGACTTAAAATCTCTCGACCTTATGGTCATGCGGGTTCGATTCCCGCTTCCGGTATCCTGACAAAAGGAGATAAGAAGTGAAGATCCAAGATCCAAGAACATCAGAACAGAAAACAGCAATCACCATAGAGTACCTTAGCCGGTTCATCTACTGGGTACAGCGCATGGACACAAAAGAACTGCTCGACTTAGAGACTGCTATGCGAAAGCTGCACAACACTGCTAAAGAGTTGGATGAGGCTTCCGATATGTTCATCCTAACGTCCTTAGTCTTCGTGTCTAAGTCTGTTATGGACAGCGTAGAGCATGAGCGCCCTCCTACTGACGATGAGATAGCTGACGCATTCGGTAACGAAAAGCACAGGTGAATGGGATCGAGGAACTGGCCGAAGACCTCGCCTTATTCAGAGTTTTGGTAGCTATCTACCAAGACTCTGATTTTGTTTCTTATTTAATCGTTCTAATACTCTGGAAGATGGAAAAAGATTACGATGAAACCTGACTGTAGAAGTTGCGGACTTAAGGCTATGACTAAGCCTATTAAAACGTACATACCTAAGAAGGCTAAGTACGCTTTCGTAGTGTCTTATCCGTCACAGAAAGACTCCGACTCTGGCTCTATCTTCTCTGACTCTACTGCTGGTATCTGCCTCAACACTCTAATCAACAAGTCCCCCTTTACTTACGATGACGCCGTAAGAATACCTGTTATCTCCTGCTCACTTCCCGGTGATAACCTAAACCTCTGGACATACAAAGAGGGGCAGAAGGACTTAAAGAGCTGCTTAGAAAACTGCCAGCCTCGATTCCTCTATGAAGTCTCGCAGTACGACTACGTTATCTGTTTTGGGGCAGAAGCAGCCAGAGCTATTAGAGGTAGGCCCACTAATATATCCGACGTTAGAGGGTCTGGGGAAGTGCTGGACATTGCATTTAAGCCTACCAAAGTCTTCTATATGAATGACCCACGTAAGTTAGCGCGCAGTGTTAACACTCTTGATGTGCCTATCTGGGATATCAACAAGGCTTATCGGTATTTCAGCGATACTCTGTCTTGGGCAGACATGGATATCCAAAACCATTTCAGCTTACAAGATTGGGTATCCGCTGTAGAGTCTTTACCTATTGGCCCTATTGTCTACGACGTAGAGACAGACGCCATAGACCCGCTTAACTGTACTATGCGCTGCATCGGGTACGGCAATGAGTCCACCTGTCATGTGTTGGCTATCCACGATATGAACGGTGACGCTGCTTTATCCGATGCTGATATGGCTGCTCTACCTGATACCCTAAAGTACATACTCAAAGACAGGGTAGCCTCTAAAGGTATCAAGCTGTACGGGCACAACGCTGGTCAATACGATGAGCTTGCCGTACAAAGTAACTACGGATTCATTCCTCAGCTATACTCAGACTCTATGGTGGAGCACAACATTAGCCACACCGGACAGAGGCACGGCTTAGGTACTTGTGTCTCATCTTTAACTGACGACGTAGAGCCGTGGAAAGAAGACCATACCGCTGTTAACGCTCAGAACCTCCTCAAACTAATGACTTACTGTGGTAAGGACTGCATTAAGAATGCTCGAATTGTTCCCATCATTAATCGTCGTATTACTTCTATTAAGTGTTCTTCTATTATCCCTAAAGAGCGATGGGTACAGAAGATAGGTACAGAGATGCAGCGTGGTGGGCAGCGTATCGACTTCGACGCTCTGGCTAAGATGACAGAGGAATACTCTGCCTCGTTAGTTGCTGACGCTGCTAAGCTGCAAGAGCTACAGCCAGTGAACCCTAACTCTCCCGTACAGCTACGTAAGCTATTCTATGATGCCTGGGATCTATATCCAGAGGTCTACAGCGACAAGACAGGGTTACCGTCCACGTCAGCGGAAGCCGTCAAGGGATTCCTAAAGAAGAAGATACTTAGCCCTACTCAGCTTGAGTACGTGAATGTTCTTCGCCGGTACAAGAAGACCAAGAAGATTGTCAGCACGTACCTTAAGCCCATTGGTATTCTTGCGGCAAGAGATGGTAAGCTGCACAGCCGGTTCAGCCGCCTCCCCGCTACTGGGCGCTATTCCTCCTCTGACCCTAACGTCCAGAACTGGATGAAGTTTTTACGTAAGCTGGTAGTAGCAGACCCCGGCCACGTTCTTATTGGAGCGGACTCAGACCAGTTAGAGCTTAGAGGTATCGCAGAAGAATCCAATGCTAAGAATCTGCTTACGGCTATTAACAAGGGGCTGTGTCCACATAACGAAACCATGAGTACCGCTTTCGGTAAAGATATCTGGCAGTATGACGGAGCCCCCAAGAATCGCACGGATAAGGGCTCAGGTAAGTTCTTTAGTATGCGTCAGCTTATGAAGATTACCCGCTACTCTTGGCAGTATGCCGCTGGCCTAAATACCGTGGGCCGCACTATCTGGGATATCGAAGACAAGGACAAGGATGGTAACTCCATCTTTCCCTTTGCCGGTCTTAGCCGTCGTAGAATCCGAGAACTAATGAAAGCTCTTGAGACAGCGGACCCGGAGATACCAGAGTGGTGGGATGAGCAGTTAGACTTGTTCGGTATTAATGGCTACTCCGCTGATACTCTATGGGGTAGACGCCGTTACATGGCTCCATGGGCAGAAGCTAACAAGATAGTTAACCATCCTATACAAGCTGGTGGTGCTGCTATTGTCCACGAAGCCATGATACATCTAATCCTTGGCTACGAGTTAGACTGGTTTTGCACTACGTCTACTCTATCCGATAAGAACGGTAATGGTCTATACGCTGACGAGGGGCGCATTGTTCTTCAATGCCACGATCAGCTAATCATTTCCGTACCTGAGAACAGACAAGACTACTGGCTTAGGAGGATGCTGGTAGCTATGAACAGACGACGACGTAAGAATCCAAAACTGGACTATACTGCTGGCTCTGACGCCGGTAAAACATGGAAGGAGGTAGAGTAATGAAGACTAAGAAAGAAATGCAGAGATGGCTAAGTGACCACAAAGACGCTATCGGATCAGAGATTAGGTTTTACCAGGGCCAACTGGACAACCTGTACTCCAGTACCGCAGCGAGAAAGTGTATCGTCTTTCATTCAGGAGAGCGCAACATCTATCAGATAATAAACAATAGGCTGATTGACGATACCAACGAAGTCGTCTTTGATTGGGCGTTCTTTGAGCTGACTAACACACTGAAGACCAGCAACGTAAACAGTCCATTTGACCAAAACCTCAGAGGCAGATTCAAGGGACTCGCAACCTTTATCCAGTGGGCAAGATAATGCTAAGACTACAGTTTAACATGAAGGGTAGATCAGCTACCATCGAGCTACAGAGAATCGCTGTGCTTCTCGGGCCTAACGGCTCAGGTAAGTCTACGATTAGTGACGCTTTGTGCTTAGCTCTTGTTGGAGAATCCTATGATCTCTACTGGCGGGAGAAAGTAAAAGCGGGAAGGTTGCTCAAGTACATCGGACGAGATGACGTGTGCTTCTCTAAGGTTACCGATACCTTCTCCGGTGAGGAATGGGAATGGCGGATTGATCAGAAGCGCAGATCACCCAGAGATTACGTAGAGCGTATTCGTCCATGGCGTAAAGCACTGGCTGGTAGTCCCGGTACTTTGTATGGGTACCTTGGAGATGTCTTAGAATGCGATAGCCTTATGGAGTACACAACTGTTAAGGAGCAGTTGTACTTGTCTACTAAGGCTAACAAAGAAACAGCCGCATACGTCAAATCCTGTAAGCGTTTCGTGGAAAGCCTGACATCTAAAGGTGATAGCACTTCTCGGCTAAACCAGATTGAGACGACTTACGCCCTTAGCTCTAAGCAGATCAAGCAGTTTAAGGATCTACTCTCCGAGAAGCTGGATAAGCTTAAGGGTGAGGTTAACGAGAGTATGCCTCTACTGGTGGGCGCTGCTAATAACTTTATGCCTGACAGAGATAAAATCAGGTGGGATGCAGAAGACGGTGTGTTCTTCCTACAGAAGAATGGCGTGGACTGCTACGCGCTGAGTAAGTCAGAAGAAACAAGAGTTGTCGGATCCTTAGCTCTGGGCTGTCAAGATACCATGGATAGTATTCTGGTTCTGGAGGATAGAGGCTGGGACGGTAAGAACCTTAGAGAGACACTAAAGCTGTGGTCTGAGAGTTGCGCAGCCCGAATCATCATACAGAGTACAGTAAAGCCAGCAGCAAGACCCTATAAGAACGTGACCTATGCCCGCACTGACGTTCTGTTTGCGGACCTCACTAACACTCACTGGGAAGAATAGACATGATCAAAATGATGAATCTCGAAAATAGGCAAACTGACATGGAAAGATACCTGTTAGATCACATAGAAAAACTCGAACAAGAGCTGCAAAATATAGAATATAGGAGTATGCCGCTGTTCACTGCTAAGCTTACAGAGCTGGTGCGGTCTGGAGAAGAAGGCTTAAAGAAAGCTAAAGAAGTTTGTGAGATTCTGGGTGTGTCTCTTGATCTTCGCGGTGCGGATCTTAGGGGCGCTAACTTAAGACGCGCTGATCTTAGCGGCGCTGATCTTCGTGGTGCGAATCTTAAAGAGGCTGACCTGTTCTTAGCTAACCTCGACAAAGCAAACTTAGAAGGTGCTAATCTTACGATGGCTTACCTTACCGCTGCTTCTATCCAAGATGCAGACTTGAGTAGGGCAGACTTAAGTTTCTCCGACTTAAACAGCGCAGACTTCTCACGCTCTATATTGTTTGAGGCGGACCTAATAGCTGTCAATGCTCCACACGTAAAACTGGTAGAATCTGATTTGCGGGAAGCTCGCTTAGTCGAGGCTGACTTGCTATACGCAGATTTAACTGGGGCAAACTTAACAGGAGCAGACTTAACCGGCACTAATCTAAACCGTGTCACACCTGCTACACTTAACAAAACTCCAACCCACTATAAGGACTAAACTATGAATAGACGACACTCTTACTCTCAAGCAGACTGGTTAGATGACCAGCGGCACCAACCAGTACCAGAGGATGAGGACACTTGGAGAGAGCGTAT